GCCGTAATAACACCGTTAGACGGAGCGCCAAAGCCTGCAAGTGTATGGGTTGCTAACGTGGTAGCGCCTGCCAAGATAGTAAGCGTAGCTGTGCCATAATCTGCCGCAAAGTCAGAGGCGCGACTGTTACGCGCAGTAGTATCACCTGTTGCCATGTTGTCACCTATTTATGTTTGTTGATAGCCACGGCATCTCAACATTTGTTGATAAGCTTGGCATGTTAATATTTGTCTCATCATCCGCTATTATCGCAGCACTTCCACTTATTGCAACTACTGAAAATATAGGCGGGGATATCGTAAACGCAACATCAGCCACAGGATTAGGCAGCGTCACAGATGCAGAGGCGTTAAACACTGGCTTGCTAATACTAAAACCAACGTCTGCCACTCTGCCATTTATAGTCACTGAAGCGTTTGCACTAAATACAGGTTCTTGCAAAGAGAAGTCAACGTCTGCGACTGGCTGAGGAAGTGAAGCGCTTGCACTTGTTGAGAATTGCGGCTTGCCTATTTCGTAGCTAACATTGGCCTGAGGACTTGGGAGTGTCGCACTAGCCGATGCGCTAAACTGCGGCGATAAAACACTGAACGAAACGTCAGCAGAAAAGCCAGGTTGAGTTGCGCTAGCACTGGCCGAGAATTGAGGTGCTGAAACACTAAATGAAACATCGGCATTAGGCGCTGGAATGGTGACACTTGCGCTAGCTGAAAATGTTGGCGCGCTTACCGTGTACGCAACATCAGCCGTTACGCCTGTGGCATCGCTATAAAACACCCACTGACTGTTATCGGTGGGGAAGTTAACCAAAGTGCCGTCGTTACTGCCAGTAGTATCTGTCAGTATTGAACCTGTGCCGTTTGAAATTGATGGGTCGTAAAAGCTTATAGCTTGGCCATTGACCTCAAACTCGATATTGTATAAATCACTGGCTACCGTTGCTGTAGAAAAGTTTGCGCCTAACACGCCAAAAGTAAAAGATTGACTGCTGTTTTGTGCGGGGCCTTGCTGCTGCCCGTCATAATGCAGAGATAAGCTTCCTGCCACCCTGCGAAGTTCTATTACTCTGTCGATAGATTGGTCGGTGGCTTGTGAAAATCCGACATTACCTCCAGTTCCTCCATAAACAGTGATATTACCGTTGGCGAAATGTATTATCCTAGAGGATGAAGAGTCTACATTAGCACCACCTAAAACCCTGTGATTTCCACTAGATGTTGTCGGCCACCGCCACCTAATACTAAAGTCGTCTGTTGTGCTAATGTTGATTGTTGACGCAAGAGTCACATAATCATTAACACCATCAAACCGCAGCAAATAGGCCATTACGCAATAACACCGTAAAAGTTTTTCGCGTGCACGATAAGCACGCCACAAACGAGCGCAACGGATAGTAATAACAATTTAGCTTTAATGAAGTGCATAGCGTAAACCTTTGTTCAGTTACGCTAGTATACGCTTTAAGCAGGCGAAAAAAAAGCCCGTGGAGGACGGGCTTAAAGGGAGATTGTGAAAGTGATGTTTAGTCACGGGTTAATCATTACACGGCACAAGCTTAATGTCTAGTGGCAGTTTCATGTTAAGTAAATTCACACCCTCAGTTTGCTGTATGTATTGCGTAAAGCCGTTAATCGCTTCTTGTATGTTTGCTGCATTACGGTAGCGCATTGTTATCTGTCTTCCGTGTACCTGGGTTTTGCATTGTATGGCTAGCATTTGCGTTTCCTAACCATCAACTTCAACAACTCAAAACCACCAAAAACAATGCCGCAACTTCCCACCGTTAAAAACACAAGCATTGATAAGTGATATAGCAATCCTGTTTGTATAAATCCGTACATCACTCTTGCTCCTTGCGTAGTTGTTCTACCAATTCTTTCATTTGGTCACAAGCGTTAAGCGGGAAGGCATAAATCAAAGCCTTAGCCCCCTTAATTTGATTCTCTATGGCGAATTTCCTAGCCTTGCTATTTACATCAGGATCTCTAGCAACAGCGTCTGTTATGTCAAGCAGCCTTTGAATGCTTTTTCTTGGGTCTTTCTCGTCTACTGTGAAATCCCACAAAACACATTCTTCATCTATTGCTGATTTATATCTCAACATTCTTGCTTGGCAACTTTCGAATATCTCAAAGAGGTTTTTATACTCTTCATTAGCCTTTGCTAGTTGTGTGCGAAGTTCTTCCGCCTGACACTCAAGCCCTTCAATGTACTCATTAAGCTCTTCCATGGAGACTTCTTCATAATCTGAGGTCTCATTTAAGCTGTTATTCATCAAGGCATCGCATGCTGCGTTTAGCTCATTATTTGGGATATTTTGCGTTATTTCTTTGATGTATTTATCACTCATTGTCTTGCTCCTTGCGTAGTTGTAGCGCATTCTCTAAATGACTAATTGCGTCATAGGCGCTTGAGTCGTCTTCGCGCTCTATCGCTTCAATGGCTTTATTAATTCCGCGCTTGTAAATTGCAACACGCTCATTAGCCTTTGCTATTAGGGCGCTAGCAAATTCATAAACATACGGATTTAAATCCATTTCACCGCTTGGCTGCTCTTTCAGTTTGAAACCATTGGATAATGCTAAATCTTTTATTTGCTTCTTATTCACTGTCTTGCTCCTTGCGTAGTTGTTCTATTCTGGTTGATTTAAACCTATTTCCAGCCCAAGTTTGTTTGCCGTTAGCACACCCATAAACCGAAGAGGTCTTAAATCCCAATCTCCTGATTTGCGATGCACCAAATGCTATGTAACCAAAGCCATCCTTATAAATTTGCATTGGGCTTTTAAATCTATTGTGCTCGCCATTTTTCTTTGGCGTAAAAAGGCCGGTTTTAACTGCGTGCTTTAAGTTTTCAGACCTGCTAACCCACTCCAAGTTTGATAGCGAGTTATTAGTTTTTACTCCGTCTATGTGATTTACTTGAATATCTTCTGAATCTGGCTCACCAATGAAGTTTTCAGCTACCAACCTATGAACCCTGTGGTTTCTCTGCTTCCCGTTTTTGCATAGGCATAACTGTAAATAACCACTCCCATTCAAAAAGCTTTTCAGGATTCCGCCGCCAACCCTTCTAACATCGCCATTTTTGGATACCATGTATAAGCCTTCGTACCCTTTTACATCAGACCACTCTTTCATTTTGTTTCACCTATAAAAAAACCAACGCACTTAACACTGGTGAGAATTGGCTTACAAGATAGCCTCAGTGAAAAATGCATTGGTTGTTTTACTCTTGTTTGCTTGGCTTCTCACGGCCATAGGTTAATTATACACGAACCAAGCCATCTATCAATGATACTTACTCGCTTTCTGGCTCATCGACAACTCTGACCAGCCAGTCGCGTTTTGACGTACAACTCGTACTTATCGCCATTCTTTAAAATCACATGGCTTGAATTGCCCAGCTGCGCGTGTTTACGTATCGTAATTCTATGTACGTTTAACGCCTTAGCCATGGCGCTTTTGTCATTGCCGAATTTGGGTAGCAACTCACTTATGCTGTAAGTTACCTTTTGTGGCGCTGGGTTTGTTATTTGGTGTCCGAACATTACAACCCCGCCTCATGCTCTAGTTTTGTTCTGTATGCTTCGCGTAGTTCATAACGCGCAATCTCGTTGAACTTTTCTTCAAACATTTCTTTTGTGTCGCTCCCACCTAAGTGAGCAGAAAGCAAGATATGAATAAAAGAGTAATTACCCCTCATTGCTCTCAGTATGCTGTCATCGCTCAACCCCATAACCTGCTCACCCTCACGCAGACGCTCAACCGCCTCGGCTAGTTCTTGTTCGTTTATTTGCATTGCATAGCCCTCCATGCTTTGTAAAACGCTGTTGCCTGCTCGTCGTAAAATACGCCTACTACTTCGCCACGCATTAGAAGCACTACGCCATAGTTTTGCTTATCCCATGACGTAAAATTAATGTGCTGATTGACTGCCGGACTAAGCACGTATATGCCGTTGTAGAGTGGTACTGCTATCTTCATTTATCCAACTCCTCAAGCAATGCATCAGCCGCTTTAACAGACATTACTGAAATCCAATCAATAGCGCCATCATCTGTCGTGCTTATCATTGAGCTGTTGGATAAAATACCCTGCATCGCCATTACTGCAAAATGTTCGCGCTTGGTTAAGCCGTCTATTGCGCTGTGTTTTTCAAATGGCGCAGCTTCGTTTGGTAGTGGGTAAGCTGGTAAATCTTTATTTTTCATCTCTATCTCCCGTTTAAATTACGCCAACCTTACATGCTGATGGGCGCGTGTACAACTCTGACCAGTTAGGTTAATTCACTATCAAACTTACTCATGTATTCATCAAACTCAGCAGGGTCAATGTTGAAGTGACTAGCCATATTTGCGCATGCGTCATACTGTTTCGCTGCCAGCTTTGGCTTGATGGGTTTTAGGTCTTCAGGCTCGATTAACTGGTACTCTTCAAAGTCATTAAGTACAACTACGCACCCATTAAAGTCAGTCTTTGTCTGAATTATTTTGCACTTCATCTCGCCTTGATTGTAAGTATGCGTCCATTTCTTGCCTTCTTCGAATTCAACAAAATCACCCTGCGCGTCTTTTGCTATCTTCTCTAGGTTTTCGCGTGTGGCTTTGAAGTGTGGTTTCTCTTTCTCTTTCACATAAGCTTCGAATTCGGCACGGGTGCAGACTAAATAACTATCTTGCCAGTTATCGCTATCAGTTTCGCCCGAAGCGAAAAACATCTTTCCATCTTTGCCGCAGCGGATGTGCGTCCATTGTCCAGCCACAAATGTTTTGCCGTAATACTCCACCGCATCCGCAACGGTTTTTGGTTGTGTGTGACCATTGTTTGTCAAATGCTCAAAAAAAGCATGTATAGCCAAATCATTTTCAAGCGCCCAATCATTATAAGCAGACACCGCCGCCTTTGCGTTATCATTCCAATCAATCATTTGTTTTGTTCTCCCGCGTATCTGCTATTAATCATCTTTCTCACCTTCTCCCTAAGCCTGTGCCCGTTAATTACTCCAGTTAACCGCTCATTCTCTTCTTTCAACCTCTCATTCTCATCACTCACCCGCTTATACTCCTGGAACAACTCCTCACGCGTTGGCGCTGTTGCTTTGATTTCTTTCATTTGCTCACCTTCTTGGCCGCTTTAATCGCATTAACAATCATATCGGCTACCTTGCCCTTATAGCGCCCTTTGCTGTAATTCTCACTCGCTACCATTGCAGCATTTCGGGCTTGCGTTTGACTAACACCCTCTTTCAGGCATCCGTTAAGAACTTGCTTGTATACAAAGTCAGAGGTCATAACGACACCCATTTCATTTCGTTGTTGTAAAAGCCCCTCATGCCGTTAAGTGTGAAAGGTAATGTGCCACTGGTCATAAGGCAAAGTATGTGGCCGTCAAGTGCACCACCGATGCACAAGTGTTTGGCTTTCTTTCTACCTATTCGCTGCCTTGCACGTTGAGTAACAAGATTTGGCGCTCGACTTAGGTTTGCTGGTTTTCTTCTGGTTACTTTTGCCACTTCTCAATCTCCTCTTGTTTGTTGGTTGACTATACCACCTAAAGAGGCGGTGTCACGGTTGTTCGTCGCATTATCCCCACTGTTGAGCCATTCCGTCAGCAATACCCTGGTAGGTCTCACTTCTCAACTTACCCCTGTCCTTGCTAGGCGGAATTTTATGAATCCGATTTTCTCGACCCTCGACGACATCCGTTGAGGTTAATAGAGGCAAGCCTTTTAGCCATAAACATGTAGCTTTAGTTTCACCATGCCCAAACTGCCAAGGCTGAATAATCTTGTCTGGCTTTCTGTAAAGCGTTGACATAACACAAACTGGGTTTTCTATCGCAGTCATTGGAATGTGTTTAGAGCGCCTTATCAGCTTCATGAAAAAAGACGCGCCTTGATACTGCCTCCCATCCATTTTTTTAGCCGCAAAATGACGAGAGCCGCTAACACTAAGATGAGTGCATGGCGGGTGCGCTATCATCAAATCAAACGGGTAATCAATGATGTCGAAAACACTACCCTCGTAATGAGGACCAGGCGCGTCAGTCGGCAACAGGTCGCAACTAATCGCATCGTGGCCTCTTGCTATAAACGCATCTCTCACTCTGCCGCTGTACTCACATGCTACTAATACTTTCACTTTATCCCTCCCTTGTTGTAATTCGTTAACTATACCAACCCATCGATAAAAACAAATGCAACTCACCGCATCTACAATCAAAATTTCTTATCGTAACCATAAATTTCTTTAATGGGTAAGCATATTTTGTATACAAAAGGACAAATCACCAACCAAAAAGGAAGGAAAAAGGATTCTGTTTGCCCACGCTACAGCCCTTGCAGTTACTGGTTTTATTGCCAAAAAAAGGATGTTGGGATATTACCAGTACACCCCCTCTATATCTAAAAATAAAATACACCCCTATTACATATAAATATAATAGTAAGTAAGTAAAGTAATCTATCTATCTATCCTATTTCCTTATTTAGGCACAAAACCCTTTAAATACGTGACCTGTAGCGTGGGCAGAAAATGCCCTTTTACATCCTTAAATGGGCAGAAAAATCCTTTTATTTCTTATTTTCAAAATAACTATTGAAATAATGGTAACGCATGTTTACTATTAAAACACCTTAAACAAAAGGAGCAACCATGAATAAGTGGGCTACAAAAATTGACATTCATAGAGCAAGAGTTGCAACAAACTTTGTATTTGCTCGATTCGGTAATCACATGGGCAATGTTGCAAAGGCTGCTGGAGTTTCTCGTGAGACTGCAAAGAAGTGGTACAAGCAAGGTTTTATATCTCAAACGAGTGTGCAGAAGTTACTTGATTCACCGGAAGTAAATAACGCAATCAAAAAGAAAGATTGCAGACCTGATATTGAAAGCTGGAACTAGGATAAGATAAATGTATTCACCAGAAATAAAAGAGCAACACAGAAAAGCATTAGGCATAGTTTGGAGATGTTTTGATTTTAACAAAACAAGAATGGCTAAAGCTTGCGGTGTTAATAGGCAAACTGTTTACCAATGGTTCCGTAGAGGTAAAATCAGTGCAACTGCAGCAATCAAGTTAGAGAATCACGAGAAAGTAAAAGGAGTAATCACAAAAGAGCAAATGCGCCCTGATGTGAATGAATGGTTCGGAGTGTAATCATGTACCAAAACAACGCACCGATAATGGATGATGTGCTTGACTATGCTGCAGCGAATAACGTTCCTAATCACATTGCCGCTGTTCATGTTGGTAGCGCTCACATCAACAAGCCTTCGCTATGGCCTGAGCCTAAAGACGCAAGCGAAGCCAAAAAGATAGAATCACCCGATATTTGTGTTAGCCAGCGTGGTGATTTAATGACTGAGTTGGCAAAAGGCATTGAGGGATATTTGCAATTCCCATCATCAACAATATTTCTGCATGGCCTTGGCTGTGTCGCTTCAGCTATGACGAAATCATTCAGTATTGAATACGGCTTTTCAGAACTGCCGGTTTGCCTTTACGTCATAACCGCTCAACCACCAAGTACCGGTAAGTCAGAAGTTAACCGTCGATTATTCACGCCGATACTGAAAGCGTACAAATCTTTAAATGAAGTTCACGAGAAAGAGCGCGGACAATTAGAGCGTGAAGTTAAAAGGTTAGAAAGACAACTTGATGGCCTTGGTAAAGGGAAAGATAAATACGATGAGGATGAGATAGTAGACCAAATTGAGCAGAAGATGATTCGACTCAATGAAATACCTAAATTGTCGCCTGCAGTAACCAACTCAACCATTGAAGCAATTGATGCGGGTTTAGATAAAAACGATGGAATGTTTAATATCGTATCTGCAGAAGCCGAAGCGGTTAACGTGGTTGTGGGTAGCGTTTACGGTGATGGTCAAAACAAGTCTAACGTTGAGTTACTGCTAAAGGCTTGGGATGGTGAGTGGTACGCATCTGACCGGGTAAGTCGTAATGGGTACACCGGTGAGGTTCGCGCATCAATTAGCGTAATAGCCCAGGATGATACCATTGACACATTGCTTGCGGCCGGCGCCAGTGGTCGAGGTTTAACAGAGCGTTTTTTGATGCTGTCAGAAAAGTCAAACTTAGGTAGTCGCGACCATTACCGCAAATATAGTTTTGATAATTCGATGTATGAGCGTTATGTGCAGCTTGTGTCTAACATCGTAAACGAAAAGAAAGTGACACTAAATTTCAGCCAAGCAGCGGAAAGCGTATTGCGTGACTACAAGCAACGCTTAGAGCCAACAATGCGCGACGATGGCGAAAACAGCCACAACCTAACAACCGGTTTTATCGGTAAAGCTGATAAGCAGGTTAGAAAGTTGTCTGCAGTTCTACATACTATTGACCAGTGGCAAGATGGGGCAGACCGCAACAAAACAATATCAGACGATTACGTTTATTGGGCTATGAGCATATTTGATGAACTGGCTAAGACGTTTATCAATAGCGCTGATTATATGGGTTACGTTGGCTCAAACTCAGAGGTCAATAAAATGATTGAGGTTATTCAAGGCATGTCATCGCGTGGCAAGACGAAAACAACAGTTGGTGCTATTCGCGATTTGGTCAAAAACAAAAAACCGTTCAAAGGTTCGCGAAACATGACCAGAAAAATAAAAGAGGAGGTTATCCCGAAGTTAGAGCAACTTAATTACTGTGTGTTAGATGGTCAAACCGTTTTTATTAATCCGAGGTTAAAGTGATGATTGAACAATATGATGTGCTAGTTGAAAGCAGTGGTGATTTTGCAGGTTGGATTTATTTGGGTAAGTGCTCATTTGGTGAGATTGAAAAGATTGCTAACCAAAGCGTGAAAGGATGCAAGATTTATCACGCTGCAGTTACAGGCTCACTTAGCAAAGAAGAAAAGCGCGAAATAGCATCGCGTCACGGTATCTAACTATGGATAAGCACGATATAGACAAACTTAAACGCCAGGTAAACATAGTTGATGTTATTGACAGCTATGTGCGACTAAAAAAGAATGGCAAAAACTACACGGCTTGCTGCCCATTCCACAGTGAGAAAACACCATCTTTTACCGTTAGCGAAGATAAGCAATTTTATTATTGCTTTGGTTGCGTCGCCAAAGGTGATGTTATTGACTGGTTGACGGAATATGCACAAATGGACTTTGTTGACGCTATCAAGTCGCTAGGTGGTGAAATTGAAATGACTTCACCAGAAAAAATAGCGAGAAACGAAAAGCGAGCACCAAGAGCAAGACAGTTAGACGACCATTGCGAAGAGCCAGAAATGTGTAATCAGATATTGGCTAATTGCGATCCAATTGATGATTACTACAAGTCAAAAAGCGGAAAAGTTTATTTGCCGTTGATGACTGCGGATGGTGAATTAAAAAACCTTGTTCACTTTGAGCCATACGACAAAGAAACGCCTATTTTTGTTGCTGGTGGTATTTCTTACGATTGTTTCTACCGAATCGCAAAGAATAACGGTGATAAATGGGCCGCTGTGACGACTTTGAGAGATGGGTACGCCATTGCATCAAGATTCAATTTAAACGTTGCTGTGTGCTTTACAGGCGTTGTTTTGAAATACGTATGCAAATGGAATAATGGAGACTTAAAAATAAAACCAGTCATTACCCCCTCAGATGATGACTGGCTGTGTTATGAAATGAACCATCTTTTATGGGATGGCAAACAACTACAAAAGCGAGACAGATTAATTTGATTATGTAACGATACTGCGTTACTATGGAGATATTATGATTACTGAAAAAAAATGTGAAAACTGCAATGAAAAATTCCACGGAACAAAAAGGGCTAGATTCTGTAGTACCAAGTGCAGAGTTGCCAATTATAGGCGGGAAAATGTGCAGCAAGTGCAAGAAAATAAAACCTCTTAACAATGATTTCTTTTTTACTTGCAATAACCCTAGAAATAAATACCCATTTAAATCAATGTGCAAGGATTGTTACGGCATCAAAGGTAAAAGAAAAAACCACCTTGGTAACGGATTTAAAATATGCTCAAAGTGCGGAGTTAAAAAACCAGCAAGCAAAGAGTATTTTAACGCGCAGAGTAACAAAGTAGACGGATTAAGACCAGATTGTAAAGAGTGCACAAGGGAGGTAGGCAGAAAAATATACCACGCCCTACCAAGCGAGGAAAAGCTAGAGTACAGGAAGAGGTATTACTCAAAAAACAAAGAGAAAATTAAAATTTCTCAAAAGCAATGGAATAATGAAAACAAAGGGAAGGTTAGACATTACAAATCAAAGAGGAAATCAAGAGTAAAGAGAGCTACACCATCTTGGTTTGAAAAAGATTTAGTTGAAAAGGTTTATCAAGAGGCGTGCTCTAGAGGGTGGGAAGTTGACCACATAGTGCCAATAAAAAGCGAAATAGTTTGCGGCCTTCACTGCCACGACAATCTACAAATTTTAGAAAAAGAACTAAACGGAAGTAAAAGCAACAGTTACTGGCCTGATATGCCATAGGAGATTATTTTGATTAAATTAAGATATTACCAACAAGATGCGCATGAGGCGACGATAAGCCACTGCAGGAAGTCTGTCGAACCAGCAATGCATAACATGAGCGTGGGAGCCGGGAAAACCCTGAGTATAGCTTTCGACACTAAGCACGTAGTAGAGAAAGGGGGCAAGGTTCTAGTTCTCGCTAGGCAAGGTGAGCTTATTGAGCAAAATTCACAAGACTATAGGCTTATAGGTGGCAAGTGTTCAATATTTAGCGCTTCGCTTAATCGAGCCTCTACTTTTTACCCTGCAGTGTTTGGCACCGAAGGCTCAGTGTGTAGAGCATTACAAGAGCATTTTAATTACCGCGTTGACTTTTTGGCCATTGATGAAGCCCACATGGTTAACTGGAAAGATGTTTTGTTGTGCCGTGAAGAGCATCAAAAAGGTTTCGACATATACGAAAACAAGGACGAAAACGGTAAAACTAAATACAGCCAATTTGCAATAATCATCACCCACTTTTATTCACTCAATCCAAAGCTGAGAATAATCGGTTACACCGGCTCACCATTTAGAGGCAGCGAAACCGTATACGGTGATTTTTGGAAACATGAGTTGAGCAACGTTTCAACATACCAATTAATCAGTGAGGGATTCCTAGTTAATCCTGTTTTCGGGTTTGGCGATGAAAACCACCATTACGACTTAAAAGAGTTTGATAAAACCGAAGAAGGTGCCGGCGATTACACGCAAAAAGAGCTGCAAGCGATGGGTCGCAAGATAACCAAAGACAAGGATATGACACGCTCAATAATGGAAGAGGTTGTTTACCGCACCAAGGACAGGCTAGGCGTCATGATTACATGCGCCAGTAAAAAACATTGTGAGCAGGTGGCGGAGTGCTTGCCCGATGGAGCATGGGGAATAGTTACCGATTCTACCAGCACTAAAGAGCGCAGAAGAATATTAAATGACGCGAAAAGTGGCGATATAAAATACTTAATACAAATAGGCTGCTTGACGACTGGAATCAATATCCCTCGCTTAGATACCAGCGTCATACTGAGGAAAATTGGCAGCTTAACGCTTGTAGTTCAGTTGCTTGGTCGCGTACTTAGAACTTTAAAGCCTGAGCAAATCGACGAAGGACTTGAAAAGCATGAAGCGCTCATTCTTGATTACACAGATACCCTGGAGATTATGGGCAACATATACGACGACCCGATAATTGACAAAGCAACTGCAGCGAAAGCGAAGCAAAAGGGTGAGCCGATACCATGCCCTAAGTGCAACACAGAGAATAGTGAGTATGCAGTGCGCTGTATAGGGCAAGACAGTAATTCAATGGATGGCCGCTGTGAACACTTCTTTAAATCGACAATGTGCCTAAGCTGCGAAACGGAAAACGCACCAACCGCTCAAAATTGCCGAAACTGTGGCAAAGTTATGATTGACCCGAACAGCAAGTTAGTAAGAAAGGCTTACACTGATGCTGATTACAAGCCAGTTAGAAAAATGCACTACACAGAAACCGGCGCCGGTAAGTTGTGCGTTTCGTATGAGTTAGAAAGCACTTACAAAAAGAATGGCATGGAATACCCCGAAGTGGCTAAAGAGTATTTTGATGTATGCAATGACGATAGAGTGCAACGTGCGCGTTGGTACAAGTTTATTGAACAACATATTCAAGGTAGGAATTTTAGAAACGGAATGGCACGAACAAGGACGGTTGCCGACGTAATAAGAAATAAGGCAATGTTTGATACGCCGGTTGAAATTACGCACCGGGTAAACGATAAAGGATTTAGCATCATAAACCGTAAAAAGTTTAGAACAGGAAGAGAAGAAAAAGCATCTTGACGGGTGCTTTTTTATTGATTAAGATGGTTACACTTAATTAAAAGTGATGGAGATTGAAAGTGAAAAATCAAAAGTTGTTCATCAGCAACGACGAATACAGAAAAATGGAAGGCGTAGCAAACTCTGATTTGCTAATGGTTAAGAAAAACCCGTCTGATTACCCTTGGTCAAAAGTGGCACCGGTTGACAACTCAAAGGTTGCAACAAAGGACTTTGGCACCGCATTGCACACGGCACTGTTGGAGCCAGAGAAATTTGATGATGATGTTTTTGTTAGTAGCGTTGCAGGCAGAACAACAAAGACATTTATTAAAGAGGTTAACGACAACCCCGGCAAAGTTGTGCTAACAGAGGTTGAAGCTGAACAAATCAGAATCATGCAAGCCAGTGCACTTTGTCACCCTGCAATGAATTTATTTTTAACTGCAGAAGGCGATCGCGAATCATCAATATTTGTTTACGATGATGAGTTTGAAATCTGGCTTAAATGCCGACCTGATGTTGACGCATTTGAAAAGCATGGGTTTATCGGAGATTTAAAAAGCACCGCATCAATTAGCGACTGGCGCGAGCCGGTAGAGTGGAAAAACCCGTTATTTAAATTCGATTACGGGCATACTGCAGCGTTTTACCTTTACGCCATGTCAAAGTTTTACGGTAAACCTGTTGATACCTACAAATTTGGACTAAGCCAAAAAACAATAGAGCTTGGTAAGTATCCGCAAAGCGTATTCACAATAACACGCGGCGAATTAGAAACACTAGGTTTTTGGGGTGACATGCTTAATAACCTTGGTGAGTATTCGAGAAGATTAAAATCAAATGATTGGGTGTATGAAGAAGTTTTCCCAATTTTTGGCCGTGACGATATGGAGGTAACATTCGATGACTAACGATATTTCAAACCTTTCTGATACTGTGGTGCCAGAATCAGACCGCCTTAACGGTGACGATTTATTGCACGGTGAAAAGTTGATAACCATCACCGGTGTAGTTCGCTACCTTGACCCAAAAAGAAACCCTGCTTTCTATCTTAATTATGAAGGTGACAGTGGTAGACCGTTTAAGCCATGCAAAACGCAAAGGCGCATTATCACTCAGTTATGGGGTGAAGATGGAAACCTATACATTGGTCGTCAATTGCGCTTATACAACGAAATGACAGTTGTTTATGCGGGTAAAGAAACTGGAGGCTTACGTATTAACGGTATGACGGACATTCAAGGCACCGCGACCATTAAAGTGTCTGAGGCCCGCGGCAAGAAGAAAACCTACACCGTAGAGAAGCTGGAAAAGCAGCAAAAACCACCTTACCCGGTTGAAAAGTTTAACGCGGCATTAGGTGCGATGGAGGAAAGCATTAAATCTGGCAAGTTCACGCCAGAGCAAGTTATTACTCGATGTGAGCAGACTGGCACCTTAACCGATAATCAACGTGAAACTATCAGGTCATTTGGCGAAGCTGATGAACCGGCACCGCAAAACTCTGCAGAGGATTTTTTAGATGATTAAAATAATCGGCATCGACCCGGATATGAGAAAGCCGGGCATTTGTTTTTTTGATGAAGATGGTTTTGAGTTTGCAGCATGGGAAACATGCTGTCTGCTCAATGAAGTCGAAAGCCTTTCTGGCAGCCATATTTTCGCACTAGAAAACGTCAACGCAATAAAAACCATTTACGCCAAAAATCGCAAAGGCGGTCAAGCTGTGCAATCGCGCATAGCGCAAAATGTAGGAATGGTTAAAGCTGCGGCCACTATCATTCAAGATTACATTGAACACCACGGCGGCAAGGTGATACTTGTGCCGCCTGGTATCGGCAAACAAACCAAGAATAACGCAAAGCTATTCGCAGAATTAACGGGCTACACAGGACGCACAAACGAAGATACGCGAGACGCTTACTGGATAGCAAAATACGCATACAACCAAGTAAAAAACGGAGAAAAGTAAAATGAATAACGCAACATTTGCGGGCAATATCGGTCAAGATTGCAGAGTTAACAGCGTTAACGGTAATCAAGGCCAGATAACGGTGGTTAATTTCTCTCTTGCAGTAGATAAGAAAAAGAAAGACCAAAACGGCAACAAAGAAACTTTATGGGTTGATTGCGCTGTATGGGGTAAGCAGGCAGAGGCACTTCAGCAATACCTAGTTAAAGGGCAGAAGGTTTCTGTTAGCGGTTCGGTTGATGTTGATACCTTTACCAAAAATGACGGTCAAATAATCCCTAAGCTAAACCTAATGGTTAGGGATTTAACCTTGCAGGGTAGCGCAAGCCAGTCTCAAAACGGGAATTACCAGCAACAACAACAAGCGCAGGCAAGCCAGCAGCAGCCGCAAGCACAAGGGCAAAACGTTGCGCAAGGTTCAATGCAGCAACCACAACAAGGTCAAGCTAATTATAGCGACGATATACCTTTTTGATTAATTAACTTAACAGGGCGCACCACGCGCCCAAGTGAGGGAAGATGAAAAGAGTAACAGCATCAACAAAAGAGAAAGTGCTCAACTGGATGTTTGAGTGTGAAGACACTGGGATGAGCAGTGAGGCGCTTGCTTATTTCTTGGCAACCGGAGATAAAACTAGGCACGGACTATCTTACCCTAGAGACCCATCAGATTTTAATCGCTGCATGATTATGCTTGAATGGGTTCCTGAGCTAAAGGAAAGGCTGCCCCTTATAGCCAAAGAATGCCCTGTTTGGGCTGAGCTTGTGAAAAATTGGGAGTGGTTAGAGATTACTGTAAAAGCCGAATTTGAGACAGGTAGAGCGCCTATATCTTACAAGGCAATGAAGGCAATGGGGTGTTAAATGAAATACGAACTAACACGCGAGCAGCTAGAAGAAATGGTGCAGTGCATTGTTATAAATCACCTAGACGTAGATGAGGCTATGGAGTACGCCTTGTCAGTTTGCAGCGCTTTCACCTGTGACGATGCAGAGGTTGTATGGCCAGAAAAATCAGGCGATAACATGGAGTTTACGCACTTGACAGGCGAGGCGGTTAAAGCGGGGGTGTATGAGTCGTGAAAATCCACAACTTAGCATTTATCATGGTTATGCAAGCGCTTTGTGTGCAGTGTAATTTCGTCTGTACGTATCGAATAACAAAGTCGTTTTACTGTTATCCGGCTGCAAACTAACTGGTCTAATCTGTCACACCCGCATTAGGTGTTACATTAGCAGCATAAATCAACGGGAGATAAGAAATGCAAGCAATTACACTTTCTGAATACGCCAAAAAGATTGGCGCAAAACTAAAGCCAACTACCTTGGCTGATATGCCTGTTCTTGATATTCAGGAGAATGACCAACCTGAAAACTTCCATGTAGGCATGGATAGCATAAAAACATGGCTTGAAGTTAGAGACCCTTCTGGAGGTGTTAACGGTAAAGGTTACTGGCCTTTTTATGTTCTTGATTGCGCGGATGGTGGGTTAAGAATCGCGTCAGGCGGTTACTAATAAGGCTAAACACCCGCATTATGTTGTATTGTGCGGGTGTTGATTGATTGAAACGGAGATTGAGAATGAAAATTTATTACGGTTTTTTCGAAGCTACATGGTTTAACAAGTATGGCAAACATGTTCGCGTAGAGGCATCAAGCAAAGCTGAGGCGCGCAAAAAGATGATGGCTATGGGTTGCGCCCAAGGCAGTCTAATGTTTATTACTGAGGCTTAGTAATGAACCAAAAACCAACCCGCCTAAAGCAGTTGTGTGAGGAAAGTCCGGCGCTTGGTAAAAAGCTAGCTGAGATTTTCCTAGCTGGCACAATTGGCGCTTACGACAGAAATAACGGCACCCCAATATTTCAAGGACAGATAAACGCGCATTACCACTGCAAGGATAAATACCTTACTCCGCATGAGCTAATGCGGGAAATGGCTAAAAGCGGTTTAGGTAACTGTGGCGTATCGGTTTCAATAGGCGATGTTCGCGGCTTGCTCTTTAGGGAGTGGAATCACGGGCGAATGGAAAGAAAGCGACTTGATTGCAGCGTATCAGACAGAATGATGTGGGCTTACAAGTCAATTAAATAAACGAGCAGCCTCGCAGTAGCTTAAAACGGAGAGTGAAATATGAGAAGCACAGACATTAACAGAAAGGCGCAACTCAAAACTGTACTGATTGCGGGTGCTACAATAGCGATACTGATGTATTGCGGGTATTAGTTTCACACCGCCTAGAATTACAGACAATCCTGTCATAATCGGTTTGTTTAACATGGTCTTTGTCTAGGCGGTTTCTTTTTACACTGGTTGCGGATTTCATTAACCAATAATCAAGCCCAATAGTCGCTTGATGATTAGCGCAACTCGTCAACGTTGTATGATTATGCGAATCGAAGTTATGCGTTGACCTTAACCGCAACCAGTTTTTTTATTTTTGGAGATTGATATGTTAGCTGTAATCGGTTTTTTAGTTTGGATTTTATTTAACATTTGGCCCACATTGATGTGTGTCGCGATGGTTTTTATTCCTGTTAATGTTGGAGGGAGAAAGCTTGATTTTGGCGAGATTGTAGCATTTGTTCTCGCGTCTGCACTTTGCGGATTTGGTTGGTATTACTCACTTAATTCTGTAACCGTTAGCGTGGTATAGGAGAATAGCATGCACTCAATAGTGACACGTTTCAGGTTTGGCGATAGCGTACAAGATATAGCGCAAGTGTTAAAGATAACCGTAGAGCAAGTTGTGGCGGTTTTACGTGAGAACAGCAAACAATGGGATGGGGTGAATAGATGAAATTCGTAAATGTAAAAGTTGGCGATACAGTTTACACAAAAACACTAACAACTATCGGTGGCTGGAATATGACAGGTAAAGTTTTCTTTATTCCTAGAAGGGTCACAAAAGTAACGCCTAAACAATTTGAAGTTGAAGGTCTGAGAACAAAGTTAAGAAAAGAAGATGGTAGCCCAGTTGGTGATGGTAGCTGGGTTTATATTGAAGGTGAGGATATTAATCAATTTTATGGGTCAAAAGCCGAAACAGTAAAAGATGAGAGCAAAGAAGCTAACGATTACAGCAATTTGGTTAAAAAATATAACTCAGTATCAAGAATGGCTAGAGAATTAAATCTTAAAGGTAATGAGTTAGATAAATATTCTGAGCAGATAAATTCAGCGTTTGAGGCGCTTGAAGCTATGACAAAGCCCCGCAAATAGCGGGGTTATTTATTGCGCCCCGTTACTCTTAACATTCGCATAGTTAACGCCAAAGCTAGCCGTAACGATAACGCCAAATAAAGAGGTAATAGGCACAAACAAGTCTGCAACTTTACCAGTAGTAGCCGATATAGCCACCATAGCACCATCTAAGACCAATTCAGTGTTAAGACCAACCAAGTTAACTATAAACTCTAAAAATAACAGAACAAGAACGCTCACGACGTATATTTTGTATAATTGCGTAACATCACGGCTTAACTGCCTACGCATAGCGCCGTTGGGGTCTAGCGCCTTAATCATTACCGTTTTAGCTTCGGCTTTTTCTAAGTCGGTCTCAATCCACTCTGTAGCGATACTTTCAACGGTTTGCATCGTGCCACCGCTAGTAAAAAACTTTGCGATACCTGTTAGCCAACTCATTACTTAACCCTCTCAAAATGCGGCATATCAATAAAGCTCTTGAAGTGACCACCCCACCTCAAATTAACATCAAGCCTAATCGCCGCCTCTAACATCGCACAAGCGACTTGTGACAAGTGTCCAGGTTGCCAGCTATCTTTACCGTCAACATAAGCGTATACGTCTACTGCGTTGCCTGTTTGGTGATATGATTTGTTGTCGTAACCGTCAGCTTTAGATTTGCCATCTAGGAAAAGTTTATGCTGTGTTTCTGCGGTGCGATAACCGCCTGTTGAAGGTATGCCGAAATCTACTTTGGTGATTTGAATTGCCAGTTTGACGACATCCACTAATTCAGGATGAACGCCATCGAGGTTTCTTAGGGAGGATTTACTCAGGCGGTAATTGCTCATTTATCTTATCCTTCCTATCCCAATATGCTTTAGTCCATGAAAGCACAATGTCAGACAGGTTTTTAATTGCCAGTATAACACCAGCTATCAACGTAATTATCCCGCCGTATTCTAAAGCGAAAGCGGCCCATTTATTTACTTCGGTTGTTTCGATAACCTTACTTGCAGCATAAGAAGCTGTGCCGCCACCAATCCCAACATAGACACCGAAGTGGTGAATAGCTTTGCTTAATGCAGCATCGCCGTAATCACTTATCTTTAGTATCCATTCGACTAGCATTGGCTTTTTTGTCCTTTTTTGCGTTTCGAAGCTCTGAAAGTTTGTATGTAATGACGACATAAATTAATAATCCAACTATTGCCCAACTGAGCAGTTTTACTGTAATCGTAATTATGGTGGTCATAACATAAGGCAACCATTATACAAAAGTATAAGGCGCTTGAATAATAAGCGAAATTTGATATAAAAAAATCGCTGCTATCAAAAACCCCGTACTCGATTGACGTAAAAAAATGCAGAAGCGCGAATGCTAACACGCTAAAGAAAACAGCGGAAGTAGTGACAAGTATTAGGGCAGGGATGAATGCGAGGGTAACGACTATATGATTAATCCATGCAGGGTGCGTTTCCCATATCTGCATATTAGAATACAGCACGGTAGCACCTGCACAGATAGTGATAATTAGGCTGTCTCTCGTCTTTATTTCACCCATAATAACTACAAGTAGAGACAGTATAATTATGTCTAGCATCACTTGCTCTTGGGTGTTCCTGAACCTTTTTTGCGACCTTTCGTCTTGGTTGTCATTACCTTGCCCTCATTGTCATAAAAGTCACTAAATGCTAACACAATAAAAATCCCCTGTTAAGGGGCTTGTTGTCTTACACTAGGTTTCCGCTTATATCTTTGGTCACTGCGCCAGATAAATCCTCTATTTTTGTTCCGCAGTTTGACGTGGTTAATATATTGCCCTGCACAATTAAATTGTCAGAGCCGCTTATTAGTTGAAGGCATGTTCCATCCGCCTGACTCCCATAATGCTTATTATTTGTATAAGATAACCCGTTAGCCAAGATTCTAACATCCCTCGTAGTTGCAGTGCCTGAATCATTAGCTAGCTGGATAAAGCAATCTGATATTGTTAGCCCCTCTATTGGGTTAGTAGGTGCTAAGTTTAGCGTAACCGTTGAGGCTTTCCTAAACCTTGTTCCACCAACAAAAGCCAGATTCTTGACGGTTGATGCCGCACCGGTGAAAACGCAATTGAAGGCTGGCTCTCTGAATTGGCAGTTATTGAAAGTTATATCTTCAAACTGTGAGGCGGTTCCAACTATATTCAGGTTGTGCTCAAAGCATTTATCAAAGTAACAAGAGTCAGCCCATAGTCCGATAAAGAAATCACCGCTAGCCGCCCCCGGGCTTAATGTCAAACAGTTGTCAACGTTAAACACATGACATCCGTCCATCCATATTCCATCTGAGCTGTCAAAAAAGAATCCGTTAGCATAACCGCTAAATCCTGATACGCCCCTGGTCTCAATATCAACGTTATTTAAGAAAATAGACGTAGCTTTACCGCCGTTTACAATTGCATCCGTTGAGTATCCGACTCTCACGGCGTTGCCACCTTTTACAGTTCTAGCGCCGCTAAATACGGTTAAGTTGTCAACATTTACGTTTGAACAGCCTGATATATTTAATCCTGAGTAAGCCTTCCTTAGCTCAACATTATTAACCTGTACGTCACCAGCATTCACAAAAGCAAGTGAGTAGCCGCTTGTTGCTGTTTCTATCCTCTCAATCGTCATATCTCTGACTGAGAAATTTATCAATCCGGCGCCAGAATCAAACTCTAAGCAGTTGCCAGAAGTATTTAGAAAATTAATCCTAGTGCCAAGTTTACCAGCACCTATAAAGTGGAAGTTGCTTAACGATACATTTAATGTTGATGATAAAGCAAACTCCCCAATAGCCATAACGTAGTTACTTCTTGTAAATGCGTTTTTGAACGCTGTGTCAGAAGTTTCAGTCAAGCTATTAATCGCGCCAAACCACTTGACGTTAGCCCACCCGTCAATAACTATCGCCCAAACACGCCCATTAGCCGCTGTAATATCGCCAGCTTGCGCAACGTAACCCGCCGCCGCCAATTCAAGTGGAGCATCAGCCCTATCAGAGCAAGTAACGCGTCTACCTGTTAGCGCGGGTGACATGCTGGTTAACTCAGTAAGCGTATAAGACTGTACGGTCTTTTGTAATTCCTCAGTGGTCATTACATGATTTTCAGTCTTAGCGCCTGCAACCACGTTACCGATGAATACGCTAAAAGCGCTACTCATGTTTGTGAATGTTGGCCCTACAAGTACCGATGAAGCCGCACCAAGCAAAGAATTATCAAGAGCGCTAGCGTATAGCTTGTTGCCATCAACACTGAAAAAGATATAACCATCAACAACATCAATTTTTACTCTGTACTTCGTTGCATCTGTAATTGTTAAAGTTGCACCTGGCAATGGAACAACCGGAGCCGCACCAAAACCGCCTTGATTGTAAGTGGCTCTTAGTTGCGTTGCACCGCCTACCGTCTGAATAATGCCCACGCTATAACCTGCACCACCTGCTGCATTAATAGAGGCAATCGTTACCTGTTGTGTCGTGCCTGTGGCAACGTCCACGCTAGGCATGTAGAAGTCAAACTCTAAAACAGGTGTTGCACCTACCGCTGCATTTTGGCGAATATAAGGCGCTGTGTTATCGGCTAACACATCAAACTGCACCGCGTCACCACTGCCCCACGGAGCGCTAACAACAGTCGGCGTACCTGTACCCAGTTGAGTCCATGCGCCTAAACCGCCGCTAAAATCTTCATCAATTAACGGGTCGTCTTCGGTGTAAACCACATCGCGAGTTGCAAATGATTGGTCGTACTTGCTGTATAAAGCAGGCTGATTGTTTTCGTTATCAATCAGTTTATTTCGCTGCAACACTTCTTCTGGATTGTAGAAGTTACCCGCGCCACCATTCATCCATTCAGCCCATATATTCGCAAACACTTTGCGCGTTTCTGGTGTGCTAGGGTGAACATCATCAGGTAGGTAGGTTACATGGTCGCGATAAGTTAGGCGTAAAGCGTTAGCGACATCAAAGAATGATAACTCCCACTTGTCCGCAATTGCTTTAATGGAGCGGTTAACCGACCAAATAGCATGGTCGCGGTCTACGTCATTGGTGAAGTAGCTAGGCGCACCGCAAAGAATAATTTTGCCCTCTGCGTTGCCGTAGCGAATAAACATGTTTTTGGTGTAAGCGATAAGGAAATCAAACGCACCATCCACGGTGTTACGGTCAACGAATTTAAATTCACCGCTTGTGAATGTGCCAGCCATGCCGCTTGAATCGATAGCAACCGTTACCTGTGAGCCGCTAATACCTGTGATACGCCCGGCTGCATAATCTAATTCACCGATACCCTCAACACGCACATAACAACCATCTCCCTCAAACAAGCCGCCTACGTCATCAAGTGTGAATGTAGTGCTAGTGCCTTTAACAACTGCATTAATCGTCTTGTCGTTTGCTGTGTAGCCTGCAATGTTTTTGCGGTCATTGTGGTTATGGTCTAACACCACGCAATCAATCGCACCGCTTTCAAATTGGCGCTTAATGCGGTACTCAGTGGTCATCTGCGAGGCTTTAGTGACAATATCAAAACTATCGTCGTAAGCGCTTGATGAGCCGTATGTTGCCAATCCTGCTAACCTGTCAGCCTCGGTCATTGACAAGGCGCGAACAGTGCCAGAGTCGAACGCATCACCATTAATATCATAAAACGCATGGGAACCAGACCATGCCCAGTTTTGAACTGTGAAGTTTAGTTTTTCTGCTAGTCGCTCAGGATAACCGTCAACACCCACCGCCTGATGTGGAATAGACGTGCCAAGCCACAATACGTTTAAGCCAGTCCAGTCAACGATAGGCGATTTGCTTTCGCTAAGTTGCACCTCAGATTCAAGGAAAGGCGCAAACGTCTGTACGTTGGTCTCACCATTAAGGCTGTTAGTTACGACTAGTTTACCGTTGAATACCTTTGATTGCAGAATCTCACGACCTGCGCCGTTGTCAGTGCTAAGGCTAGTGCATGGCCATGTTTTACCTTCTAAATCTAGGTAATCGGCTTTCGTGTCGTATGCGCGGAAAACTAAACCGTTGTCTGCGCCTTCATCGCCGCCGATAGATGAGATATACACCGTACCGCTGTGCTGTAATGACCACACCGCACCCAATGCATCAGTACATTGCAGGTCTAAACGCTCACTTGGTAGCTTTGAAGCGGGTCCAGTTGTCGCTTGTTTAACCCAGTATGAATACTTGCCACCCGTAGCCGCGCTAAATGATTTAACATGCGCCTTTGTGCCTACCGCGTAGTTAACTTTATTCAGTGACAGGCCGCCGCTTAAATATTCAAACTCTGCCAACGTGGTTAGTTTGCGCCAATTATTAGACGTAGCGGGGCTATTACCTTGATTGGCGGTAATCGTAGAGATATACAGTTGCCCACCAAACTTAACCGCATCATCAATCTGATATGAATTGTTAGCGTTGTAGGTGTAAATGAAATCTATCTTTTCCCAATACTCAGACGATGGGCTTGGGGTGTTGCCAGCGTTACCGTTTTGAATAGAGCGGTAGTATAAACCATCAGCCGTTTTTACTACGTCATTCAGTGAATAGGTAGCATCTGACACATAAAGGGGCGGTAAGCCAGATAAATCTTCGGGGCCAACATCGTCAATGTCAAAAATCTGTGTACCTGTTGCGTTTTGCAGCACGACACGCGCCAAACCAGAATAAAAGATATTACTCACTGAGCCGTTAGCATTAAGCGTTACCGGATTGGTCGCTGGTATTGTCTGGTCAATGTCAGTAAATACCGTTTTTAAATCGTTAGTTCCTGCATCGTAGAAAAACAACTTGCCACCCGCTAAAGGCTTGCCCGCTGCGTCGAAGTATTGCAAATATGGTGTTTGGTATCGTGACATTATTACTGTCCTTCCTCGTTACCTTGTTGAAGTGCCGCTGATGTAGCCGCCAATCCTGCCGCCCCTGCCGCTTCATTTAGTCTAGGCATTGGTTTAATAATTACGTCAGGCGATGACTTAATTGCTAGTCTACCATTTACGTCTGTAATGTCGCTAATAAAAGCGCCTGCAAGCGGCACTGTACGCACATATTCTTCAAGCTTACTAATTGCCTGTGCCGATGGACCTCTACCTTGCGCCGTACCTCTGACGGGTTCACGCAATGCAGTAACTTGTTTAAGGTCACGAAGAAACTTTAATTCCTCTGGCGTAAAAATCTCTTTGAGTTTTGGCGTACCGATTTTGTCTAGCGCCCTTTCCAAACCTGCTCGGCTTATAGCCTGATTACCTTGATTATCAACTGGACCTGTAAAAGCATCATCTTTAATGCGCTGCAAAACCTCAGCGCGGTAGTCATTCCACGCCTTAGCACCTTCACCATCGCCGATAGTAAAATCACGAAGTTGCGCAATATCCTCAGCCCGCCATTTCTTTTTAAAAGCGGTGTCAGGCACAAGACTGTCAGCATCAATTTTATTTTCGATAACATCACGAACAATATTCTGCTTTCTCGCGTCAAACTTGCTTACCTTGGCGCGACGCATCTGCTTTTCAAATTCAGCCTTTGCACTCCTGGCTTGTGCGTAAATATCGCCGCCAGCATTGCGCAATACATCCTCATCTAGCGCATCTTTTAATTCGCGAATCTTCATGCGCCCAAAGTCATTAGTGGAGTTGTAAAACTGGTTTACTGTCTTGCGTATATCCTCAGCCGTTGAAACATCAATAACACCTTGACGCTTAAAGCCTTTACTAATAACGCCGCGCTGTTGCAAGTCACCGCGAATAGCTTTAATTAAGCCGCCCGTTAATTCGTTTTGTGGCGCTGCATTTCTCAGCGTTTCAACAAAGTTATTAAGCTTAACGTTTTGCGTATCTGGCGCAGCCTCTCTTGCCGCTTGGTATAACTTACCAATTTCTTCATCGCGCAACGTTTGACGGTTGATAATGGTATCAACTACGCTATTACCCTCTTGCGCAACTTGACCGCCTGTGCCTGCGCCGTAATCATCAAATAACTTGGCAATCTGCCCCTCTTGGGCTTCTAATGCGTCGCGAATACGGCCAGAAGTTTTTGCCGCCTCTTGCTGAGTTTGGAAGTCTGCTGCGTTGCGTGTTATCTGTGCGCGTGTAGGCTCTAAGCCCATTTCTCTAAACTTAACCGCTCTTAGCGCTTGGATTGGGTCTGCATTTTCTGGCAGAGCTTCAAGCATAGCAATTGCGTCATCGCTAAAGTCTTCTGGGCCCAAACCCATATCACGCATTGCCGCTTCCATACCTTCACGGCTTAACACCATCTGTGGAGATTTGTTAACTAACCTACGGTAAATTTTACTGATACCGCGACCAACGCTAGGCAAGACAGCTTCCATAGTACCAGCAACAGTGCCGCCCACACCTGCACCAGCAAGCGTTTGCCCCAAGTTTTCACCTTTACCATATTGAGATGCCGCCCCTTCAATTGCGCCAACGCCTGCCGCGCCTGCTATTCTACCACCTGCCGTCTTCAAAGCGCCCGCACCAAAACCAGCAGGTAAGAATGGTAATGTTTCGCCTACCACCTCACCAACCGCAGTTGATACTGGATGCTCTTCTCCCAAGTCAGCCATAGCGCGTTTAACGGTTTCGTCTTCCATTTCAATGCCTGGAATGTCCAAGCCTGTCAATCGCTCAAAAGCTGAACCCACCGTATTTAATCCGCGTCCTACTGAGATTATACCAGCCTCTAACGGATTCGTTTCACTAGCCAATTGCTGTGTAGCCGTTTTTGTGTCTGCAAAATCAGTAGGCGCAGGCGCGAAGTCTTGTTCTGTTGCCATTCCAGACGCAATGGCTTTAGCTTGAATTTCTTCTTTGGTCGTGCCTTCCGGTACGCCTCTAATTACTTTGCCGTTTGGTAATTTAACATCCATTATAGGTCTGCCCAGTTAACTTCGCCTGATGATTGTGGCGCTGCCTGCCTTTGAGGTGCAACGCTACCCTCTATCTTATCAGCTATTTCAGTTAATCGCTTTTTCACCGCTGATTCACTACCCTTGATACCACTATCAGTAATGTTTAAACCAGAGGCAACGCGAGTAAGGAACGCAATATCCCTATCTGTCAAAACGCCGGACATTAATTTTAAGTTATCAACAGTGAGTAGACTTTCTAGCCTTTGCGCCTTGTTTATAACATCTTGCGTTGACTCTCTGACGGTTGGTAGCCATGTGTCAACAGTGCCTACCGCTTGGTTTAGGTTAGGGTCATTCGCTAACTCTCTAGCAATTACCGCCGCTTCGTTAGCCATATCGATAGATGCTTGACGCTTCTCCTCTTCGCTCTCTGCCGCTAAAACTTTTAGTTGCGCCTCGTTTTCTGCTTTCTTAATGTCTGCGGTCTTTTTGGCTAATTCAGCCTGCTCTTTCTTGCTTTGCGGTATTGGGTACTTCCTTACTACTTGACCTGTTGCAGAATCGATAATAGCAAGCTCATCACCCATTCTTTCTCGCACATACCGACCTGTTTTTGGCTCTGATTTAGGTTGAAACGCATTAACCGTTTCATCTAACTGAGATATAGCCGCTTGCGGGTCTTGGTCGTATTGCTGCGCCCATGACAGGATTTCATTATCAAACCCTGTGCCTTGGTACTTTTGCAACATTGTTCCCAAAGTCTGCCCAAGCATAGGCGAACCGCTTTTAGCAAGGCTTTGCACAATGCTCAAGTCATCACCAAGCGCTTTCATGTCTGGTAACGCTGGCTGCTGACTTTGCTGAAACTGCTGAACCTGAGACGCTCTTGCAGGGTCAATCGCGGCTAGTTGCTGCAAAGCTTTAGGGTCTCCAGATAAAGCCGCCTGTGAAAGCGACTGAATCTGTTGCACCTGTTGCGCTTGTTGCTGCATTTGGTTTTTACGCATGTCAAGCGCTTGTTGCTGCGCCTGTCCTGCGTTGTATTGATTTAACCCTCTATAATAAGCACCTAAATCAACTGTATCGACGTTAAAGTTGAACATTTAACACCTCGCCATAGTTAACCGCGTCAAAGCCGTTATCCTGCCTAATTACCGCGCTAGGCATTACCGCCTTAACTTCATCAGCAATTACGCCGTATGCCTCACCTGCTAATCCTAATAAGCCATTCCATGTCCATTTATACCAGTTTAGACCATTAGGTAATTCACCGACTTTCTCAATGTCCTTTTTGAGCCTGCGGTCTGAGAATCCTAGTAAGTTAGCAAATCCGCCAGCCTGACCACCTGCGCCCATTAATCCGCTAAGTAGATTACCAATCGCACTAGCCTGCCCTGTTGTTCCTGCTGCGTTAGATGCGCCAATCTGAGACTGCAATCCTGCAAGTTGCGAGCCTTGACCTGTTGCTAAGTTGGCAAGGATTGATGCCAGATTCATCTGGTTTCCGCCCAGTGAGCTACCAGTCTGTGACATTAGGTTTGCAATAGCCGAAGCGTTGCCGCCTAGAATATCTGAAAGCGTTGTGCCTTGCTGGTTTTGCAGGTTAGCCAATCCGGATGTTGTATTGCCGACATTGCTCGATAGTTGCTGCCCTACGCCTAAACGGGTATTAGCTAGATTCTGACCTGTACCATATTGATAGCCTGCGCCTTGTGACATTAGGTTTGCGCCTTGGCCAGCCAAAGCAGACATAATATTTGCCTGATTGCCTGCCGCGCTCATGCCTTGCCCTGATAGCGTGTTTAATTGGCTAATCTGGTTGTTTAGGTCTTGACTTGCTAATCCTTGGTTAAACTGTGATAGCTCTTTTAATAAGTTACCGCCTACGTTTTGACCTGTTGCCGCTGCTGCATTAACCGTTTGCTGCGTACCTTGGTCACGCAAAAACTGTGTCGCTGGAGACTCTTGGAAATTCTGAAACGCTTGCGCCTGTGCTTGTGGCCCTAATGCGCCACTGTAAGCCGCTTGCAATTGGTTGGCTTGGTTGCCTGTGCCAGCGTACTGATTAAATAAGCCCGATGCCTCATTACCTACACCCGCCAACATTCTAATGGCGTTTGATAGCGTACCCTGCGCCTGCCCTAAACCTTGTTGCGCTGCGCTCTCATAGCCTGATAAGCCGTATTGTTGCGTTGGCTGTTGAGTTGGCAATGCGCCCGCTGCTGCCATTTGTGTACTAGGCATTGCAGTAGGCTGAATATCAGAGCGAACCGGAGCCATGCCGTTAGTAACAGGTAATGTGCTTACCATGCCAAATTTTGGGTTGGTTAGTGCTACCATTATTTAGCCCTCATAAGTTGCGCAACTTGCACCATCTTGTTGAACGGGCTACCGCCTCCACCTAAAGCATTCATAATAGCCTGTGTGTCTACTTGCTGCTGTGGCTGTGTCGTTGCTTGTTGTTCTTGCTGCACCATACCAAATTGCGGCATAGAGTAGTTAAACTGTGGCAAAGCTTGTTGTTGAGCCTGTAAGCCTGAATAATCGATTGCATTACCTAGCAAGGCGTTTTGCATCTGTGGCAATCCAGCAAGTAAAGCTTGTTGCGCATTAACGTTGCCTTGTTGCGCTAACTGCATTTGCTGTGGAGCGGTTTGGTTAAACACATCCATTGCGCCCGTAGAGCCTGCAAGGATATTCTCTTGCGCCATAGGGAAGAGGTTCATTACATCACCACGCGCTTGCTCTATACCCTCGCGTGTGATTGCTTGCGCCTCTTCTAGCGCCCTTGTTTGCTGCTTGGCAGCATCTTTTGCAGCACCGCCAAATACATTATCAGATACCCAGCTCATTTTTTACCTCGTCGCGTGTTATGCCTAAGTGCCATTTGTCAAATATTTCACCGCCTTTGCGATAGCTTTGACGGTTTACGCCTTCAATCTGCAAGCCAACGGCTAAGCAAAAATCTTTTACGTTTGGATATTTAAAGGGCACTTGCGCAGTAAGTTTTTGGAAACGGTCGGGCGCATGGTCGTGAAACCACTTTAATATCGCTCTCCCGCTTGCCAAGGCGTGTTTCTTGCGATGTTCTGGCAGTATCTGAGCGTGTATATCTAGCTCACAACTGTTAACAACGCGAAAGGCATAGAAACCAATTAGCCCGCCATCCACATAAACGCCCATATAAATTTCACGTTCAAGGTCTGGCAGAAACGATTCGGGCTGTTGGTTATCTTCTGCGATTGTAGCCCATATCTCAGGTCGCGTAAATACAGAGCGGATTTCAACAGGGTCAAAACTTCTTTCTATACTAATATCCATCCTAGTGCTCTATCGCCCCCTATTGATTGCTGTTGTTTGACGTACAAGACATTGCCCGTCGTGCCTGTGCTATCCATGTATAAAGCGCCTTGGTCAGCCTCAACAACTGATTCCGGAGTTCCTTCACCGATAACCATGGCGCGATTGGTTAATACACCAAAGTAACTACGCGCCTCTTGCGTTAACACGCCGCGACTGTCAACAATCGGGCGTGTAACGGGTAAGCCTGTGATTTTAGTTGCCAATCTGCCTGCCTCCCTTAACGTTAGCCTCAAAAGTATAGAAAGCACGTTTAACAGGGTCGCTCATGCTGATTTCAGCCACTGCCATGCGACTAAACCTGCCAAGTTGTCGCCATATTTGACGCTTACTGTATTCGCCTTCTTTACCCACTTTGCGAGACAATGAGAAGTTATACACCTTACCATCTTTCGACATTCTTAGTCTGACTTCGGGGTCGGGCTTGTCGTCATTACCAACACCGGATTCCATGAATAACTCAGCCTGTGTAATGCTAAAACTTGTGCCTTGGTTATAAAACGGCGCAAGGCTAAACGTAGCTGTAAATGGCTCTGTGTATTCCTTGTAATATTCACGGTCTAATTGGCCAATGCGACCGCTCACTGAGTCACCGACAAAGATACGCCCGTATGCCTGCACAACTGAGTTGTATCGACACCGCGTAACCACATCAACGCCAAGCTCATTGGTGAATCGGCTTTCCCTTTCGTGCCATCTGCCCGTTACTGAGTCGTATACAATGGTGAGTGATTGGAATGTGAAGCCGATAAAGTAGTTGCCATCCTGACCATAAGACCATGCGAAGGCGTTGGGCAATTCATCGGGGTTAAGTCGCGCTATAATTGCATCAATGGCAACGGTAGATATTTTCTGTGCACCTGAGCCGCTAGAAGCCCATATACCAACGTCACTCGACTTCTCTGCGCCTAGCCAGTAGAAAGCATTATTGTCGCTGGTAATGGCGTACTGTGACGCTAAACCTACGTCATACACCAAGCCGTTAATGCGTCTGAATGTGAAGCCTGCAACGCCGATATTCTCAAATACTTCAAAGGTTTCTTTGCCACCTACGAATATCTGATTACGGAACACAAACGGCGCTATGATATCATCAGGGTCAACCACTGCCGCACCAAAGTCCAAAGCATTCCAACTTGTACCGTCACCGCTTGCGCTTTGTATAATCCGCTTTTCGTCGGTCGTGGCAACAAAGAATGAATCGATAAACACCACCGCTTGTGGGTTTCCGTGCGCGTAGAAGTCAGAGTCTGTTATCTCTTGCACTACGGGGAATTGTGTTTCGTCTACGATGTAACCTTTGCTTGGTGTGCCGGGTACTAGAATCATCAACTGCTTACCGTTATCAGCAAAGTGACAACGATTAGAACCTTCGATAACACCTAAGAATGTTTCGTTTAACACCTCTTCGCCAAACGTCACGGTTCGGTCAAGGCGAAATAAGCGAGTGCCGTTAACGAAATACGGTACGCCATCTTTAACCCATGCGCCGCGATTGGTATGTACCGATGGAATGCCAGTATCAGTAATGTATCGAATACCAGGTGTGCCGAATAAAGAATCCTGCGAGATAGCCTGCGACTGTGGCAAGTTTGGATAGAGGTTTACACACCGCTGATTACTTAACGGTAGTGAGTTAGATTGGTAGAAGCCGTTACCGACATTTACAGAAACGCGTGGCATTTCGGCCTCCTAATATTTGCTGTTGTAATCTTCGCCGTAGTCGGGGAAAAAGTGGCGGTCATTATCCAGCCAGTTTTCGTTACCACTACCAATGGGTAGCGAAGATGGGAATTTTTGCTTACCTACTTTAACGCCTAGCTTCAACATAACCTCATAGCCCTTGGCTGCTGCATCTGCGAGTGTAGCTGAAACTTGTACGTCATATTGATTGGCTACACGCATGGCAACGTTGGTGATAATTCCGTTAATAGCTCCCGCAGGAGCGAATACCTTATCCGCTGGATTGACTAATTCTACCCAAGGAATACGCACACCATCAGCATTGATTTCTGCCATATAGCGGTTTAAGTAGCGTAAGCATGTTTGAAATTCAATGTCAGGCACGTCTTGCTCATTAGCCTGCACATAAATCTCACGTAGAATATCACTTACTAGACTTTCTGCTGTTTCTGCCATTAGTAGCCGCCTTTTTAACTGGTTTCCAGCCTAATGATAGCGCGTATTCCAGTGACTTGTCATTGACTTTAACAATAGTGCCGTTTGGCTTTTCTAGTTCCGTCATTTTTAGTTCTCCTTATACGAAAAAAGGGCAGCCGAAGCCGCCCTTTTATTGATGATTATGAACGGCCGCCTGAGTGACCAGCAAAGAACTGGTTCAATGCAGCGTAAGCAGGGCGCAAGTCGAAACGTACAATCTGCTTGTTCTTGTCACCGTCTGCGTACTTAGATACGCGGATTTGCAAACCGTCCTCAGTAGTAGCAATGGTATCGGTGCTGTAAAGCTTCTTAATTGGTACAGAGCCAATTGAGAACGCTTGCTTGTGCCAGAACAGGTTAGGCTGATAAAGCGTAGAGGCCGAACCTAGTAGCGTTACCACGTCACCAGATACTGGTGCGCTATCAACAGTGTTGTATGCGCCATCAGCTTCATAGATAGCTGGGCCAGTAACAGTGATATTACCTGTACCTGTACCGCTTAGCGTTACATCTTGTGTCACCGTACCAGTGTAAAGAATCGCTGCGCCTGTCTCGTCAATCATTGGTTGACGGGTAGAAAGGTTAAGACGATTACGACCAGCAATCTGCACCTTCTCACCCGCTTTGATTTCAAGGTTAGCCTGGAAGCCAGATACCGCTAGAGTCTGCACCATGCTGTCTTTGTGCGCTACATAAGTAACAACGGGGTTACTTGCCAACTTACCAGCACGGTCAGCACCTGCACCAGTTACGAAAGTTGGTAGCGTGGTTGCTGTCATAACCTTCATGCCTGCGAACATATCGGTAATAACCGCACGTTGGTTAGCAGACATTGAACCAGTCTCTCCACCTAGTGAACGTTGATTGCTAGCAAGTTTGCGCTGTGTGAAGGGGTTAGCGAAGTAACACCAGTCATCATCCATCGGTACACCAGACGCTTGCAGTACTGCACCAGCTTCTGCAACGTGATCCCAAGTTGATACAGCAACGCCAAATTCACCAGCCATTTGACCACTGTTTGTCATTGCGAAACGCGCAAAGTCCAATTCAAGGTCAGTTACAATACGCTTAGCCGCTGGGCGAAGCAACTGGTCAAGCTGATCCATTTTAAGTGCTTCGTCTGCCTCATCGAAGTCAACGTCTACTGTGAAGTAATCTTGTACTTCACCAGTCGCTTTACCTGTAATGATGTCAGAGCGGTTTAGAGATGAAATATCACCAGTTGCCGTGCGCTTTGACTTGTAATCAGTAGGACGCTTGAAGTCAACCTTGTCACCAGTATCCGGTGCAAACTTGCCATCTAGCAACTGAGTGTTTACGTTTTTAGAGATTACGCGGTTGGTCTCAAATTCATTCAAGAATACTTTTGCGAGTTTGCGCGTAAAGTTGCTATCAAAGTTATTAGCCATGAGTTGTTACCTATTCAAATTTCGCACCGCCTAGGTGCTTATATTTACCTAACTCCGCATCGCCCACCGTTGGTTTAGGTCGTGTGGTTGGCTTTGGAGCATTCGATTGTTTAGGCTTTAGACCGCTGAGTTTAGGTCGCACTTTACGCTCTAGGTGTAACACCGCTTTTGCGATTGGCATTTGTGCTAATTCGTATGCCTCAACAGGGTTAGCCGCCAAATGCTTAGTGAATAATGGGCCATCTTCATCACCCAAAATCTCTATCGCTAATTCATCGCTTAAACCTGCTTGAGCAACTTGGTTAGCTGCCGTTTGTAGCTCTTCCGGTGTAATGCCGTAAGACTTCGCCCGTTCCGCGTATGTCGTAGCCTGTTGCTGTAATTGCTGCAACTGCTCTTGCTGTCTTGCCTGTTGCGCTTGTTGTTTCTGTGTCTGCGCGTTGCGTTGCTCATACTCCCACTGTGCGCGTTTTTGAATGGCTTCATCGCGCTCCTTAACCTTGGTTTCATAGTCATCGTCAAACGCATCCGGCAAAGGTGGAATCTCTGGCGCCTTCTCTTGTTGCTGCGAATTATACTGTGCCAACTGCGCTTCAAGTTTTGCCGCCCTTTCTTCTGCCTCTTTCCATCTGCGGTGTTTCTCGTTGATGACCTGGTTAACCTTTTCCTGATTAATTCGGCGTTCGTCATCCTCGGTATTTTCTTCGTGTTCCGCTTCACTATCCGGTGCTAACTCGGACGGTTCATCTTGTTCAGACTCAACCTCTTCGACCTCTTCAACTTGGTCTTCCATAACTTCGTTTTCGATTTCGTTTTCTAGCTCACTCATGTTTTAACCCCATTACGGTATGCAAACCCGCGAAAAATGTCGCGTACATTATTGACATTGTAGCGAGATAGGTTTATTAATGGTGTATGCATAATTTACAGATGAAAGGATTGCGCATGAGCAAACCAAACAAACACACGCAAAAGATTCACGCCAAAGGCTACAAGGTGCAGGATTTTTTAGACTATTGGGGCATTACACGTCGCACATACGACAACTACTGTGCAAATGAAAAGCTGCACGACAAGTTACATAAGATGATTGAGGGGATGAAATGACAACTAGCAAAAAGAAAGGCGGAAAGAAGAAAGGTAACAAGGAAGGCTTTGAAGGCTATTTACGTAAAAGATTTGGGGAATGAAATTAACGAACAAACACTAAAGCAAGAGAAGAAAAAGCACGAGCGCGTGTGTAAGATTCGCGATGCAGCCACAAGAGTAAAGGCCGATACATTAGCAGAGAAACGCGCCGCTGCTGAGTTTAACAAGTTGATGAAAGATTATGGGGTGGTGTTGTGAGTAACTTAGAGCATAACGCAATCAAGATGATTGAAAAGCAATTAGAGGCATCCATAAAGGACGCGATAATAAAAGAGCTGGAAAATAAGCTAGTCGATGAATTTAGAAAGAAGGCAAGAGAAGAAATTGTCAAGGCGGCGGAAAGCGTCACACTCAAAGGGGTTGAATCAATGACTGACTTTCTAAGGTATCGCGATGAACTTGTTGTTTACTTGCGCGTCAATGACGAAATAAATCAGATTTCTAAGGATGCGAAATGAAAAAATCTAAACTAACCACCGCCGTAAAATGCAGGCAACTAGATATTGCGGCGATAAAAGAGAATCTAGTAAACAACACCGTTGACCTGTCTAAGCAAGTGTTAGCCGCAATGGAAGGCAGAGATGAGGATAAACTTGTTGAGTTAGTGGAGCGCTGTGGGCACGACACTATACAAGGTGTTATTAATGAGTTGGTTGAAATTGGATTGTTGAAGGTGAAGAAATGAAGCCGCATGTTAAAGTAGTCAAAGGAAAATATCTTTGGCTAACCATAGGAAAGGGAGGTTATCGCATGCCACTTGAGGAATACTATTTCAGAAAGTCAAGAGTTTTTAAAAACAGTCCTTTGGGGCGTAGATATTCCTTTAACGTAAATATGAATGAGGAAGGCAATATACACGGCTTAGTTCCGAATATAACTACAACTCCTGATAATAACGAAAGTTGGCAGCTAAACCGCTCATTGATAACCTTAGCGTTTGGTGTTGGAATTATTATTGGTCATTTCGGCATGAAGTGGATAGGGGCTTAACTAGCCCCTGTTATATCCTGTGCGGTTTCGTCGTAAGCTTTAGCCGCGTTATCATTTACCACAACATCAGCGCCCATCGCATCCTTAATCGACTTCAATGCACTTGCTAATTGCGCCACTTCCTGTGCCTGCGCTTTCTGCTGTTCTAGCATCATGCGCATTAGTTCCATTTGTTGTGCTGCCTCGGTCTTAGCTGCATCTTGGTCAAGTTTCTGCTGCCCTTGGTTGACCTTGGCAAGGTTTAGCGCTGTCTCAGATTGCAGTTTCTCATTCTGGCTTGCGTACTTGCCCTGAATGTCTGCCGCTCTTAGTTGTAACTCTGATTGCTTGTTCTGCTGCGCTAACATATCAGCTTGTGCTTTCATCATTTCAGCTTGTGCAAGTACCATGTTAGGGTCTGGTTGCTGTTGATTAGCCTGTGCCGCTGCTTGTGCCGCCGCTAATTCTTCCTCACTCATCTGGTCTTGCGGGATAAGTCCGGCATTAAGCATCTGTGCTCGTGCTCGGTCTGCTAGTGCATCGAAGCCAGGTGCGTCGATATTCCTAAACCACGTGTCGCGCCCTAGCTCCATAACAGTAGGGTCAATAGCTGCTATTCGTGCAAATTCTTCTGCTGCTTGTTCTCGCTTGCTTCGGTAGTTCGCACCAATCTCGCACACAACATCATACTCACCCACTGATAAATCATTAAGCGTTACAAGTTGCCCTGTCTGACTGTCTAACACTTGACGGTTTATATCCGTCATTGTGCTCTCACCATCTTCGCCAAGTATACGAACTTGCCTTGTGCTGTCATACACACGAGGAATGGCGTTAACGGTTACACGTCCGGCATAAAGCAACATCGCTTCGATAGCCTCAAACCACTTGTCTATGCCATTGGTGCTTTGGTCAACTTGCTTCTCAATTGCTACGCCTGATTGCAGATTAGCGTTATTGCCTAGCGATGCGGCGAATAGCCCTGCTGCTTGGTTAATGCCTCCATTGGTCTGCTCTATTAGTGTTTGCAGTTGCGGGTTAAGTATTGCGCCGCCTTGGTATGTTGGTGGTGGCTGACTCTGAACAAAGTTATAGAATTGAACAGGGTCAAGGTTGGTGTTCATGCCCTGCAATTGTCGCTCATTACCTTTGGCTTGCTCTCGCGTCATCCAGTATTTAGGTCGAGGCGCTAATGCTGTTTCAATAACCTGCTGGCTAAACGCATAGTTATGTACGCGCTGAATGTCCATTAGTTTCTCAACGACACCACGCCAAATGCGTTTACCCTCTGATACATGGTAGTTGCCATAGCCTACACAGATAGGTAGAAAATCAAACGGGGTTTCCTCTGGCTCTGTTATGTAACCGTCATTATCAAAGTAACGCATATAGAAACGTGATGATTTGCGCACACGCCTATCTACCTCGACAATTTTAGCCCTAGCCAACTCATCAGCGACCATCTGAAAATCTTCGTTATTCTCGTACACCTTACCATCAGACATTTTGATAATTTCAATGTCTTTAGTCTTACGGTAGTAACAACGACCAACGGTAACAAAGTCGGGCTTCTGTACGTAAACACTATCTAGCCGATTACTATCAAGTGATACTGGCGTTTTTTCGTCGTTACCGCGTAAACGGTCGTACTCTTTACGGCTAATGTATTCAAATACTACACCCCAATCTGCATCGCTATGGTCTCGCTCATAACTTGCCGGGTCAATCCAAACGCGGTCTACTGCATCGTGTATAGGCTTCCAAAATATATCTTGGTCAAACGCATCGCCGTCAACGTAATCCGTCACAATCTCAAACGCACCGATACCACCCTCAACGATAGAGCGCCCGATGCTTTTTAAGCTGCTATTGAATCGGCTGATATTCCTGATGTTGCGTAACATGCCGTCAAGTGTCTTGGCCACTTCTTTTGTTGAGTCACCACCAGCGGGCTTAGCCACTAATGCAAAGTCGCGGTTATTAATCTCACCGCATATCTGGTCTACGATGGGGTTAACGCGGTCATCGGTATAACGCGGTCTACCTTTCATCCGTGAGATAATTTCAGGCTCCCACTGTCCATCGCGCTTGTGAACAAAGTGCGTCGCTTCTCGTGAATGTTCGCGCTGGTCTTCGTCTGCGTCTTGAGCTTTCTTTAAATCGGTTTTTATATCTTTAAAATCCATCGCTACTAATCCCAAAGTGATTCAAATTCGAATGGTGTAGATTCGGTTGTCATTGCTGGCATTTCTTCGCCCATTGCTAAACAGTCAGCCATGCCGGGCGATTCAATGTCGTAACGGTCTTTCATTTCTTTCTTAGACATTAACTGAATCTTACCTGTCGGGTTCTGCTTGCGCGGTATGCGGCAACACTCTGACCGCAGTTTATCAAGTAATGGTATGTCGCTACAAATGCTTATTAATTCGTCGGGATGTATATACTCGCCCTTCTCAACGGCTCTGTATGTCTTTTCAAAACGGTCTGCTAATCTCATGTAGTATTGCGCTCGCTTATTGTAGAAGGTCTCGCCATTAGTCTTAGGCTGGTCTTTATTGCCTAGCATGTACAGACCATCATACAACGCATCTTTATCATCAACGGCATTACTCCCACGGTACATGCGTAAATCACACTTAATACCTGTGAAAGACTCACTCACTTGTCTGCGTAATAGCGCACCCATTCCGTCACCATCCCACACAAACAAATCAGAGTTGTTATTAATCGCAACCTCTGTTGCTTTATCGCAAGCCTCGTTTCCGTCTTTTGCATCTATCTCGCCTACATAGTGATAGACCATGCCTTTTCGCACAGCAATACCTTTACTATCCTCGCCCTCGTCTGCGGGGTCAAAGCTGGTCACTACTGCGCCGCTAGGTTTAAAGCCAAGCTTCTTGTGTGCATCTATCGCGGCATCAAACCACGCTTTCTTGATGATTGCATTATCCACGGTTTCGTTGTACTCCCCACCCCATATATGGTCGTATTCTTCACGGCTTAGGTTTTCGAGGTCATCAAGGCGCTCTTGCTCTAGCTCGATAGGAAACCACGGATTATCCGTATAATTAACCTCAACCACCATTACAAGGTCATCTTCATAATAGCCTGTTTCAGCCAGTTTAGTTTCAGCACGTTTCAGATACTTCTTAGCGATAGCATCTTGGCGACTGTTACGGTTCATCGTAATCCATATCTCAGGTGGGGTTTCTGATTGCACTGCTCCACTACGGACAGACGGTGTTAATACTTTAAGGCTTTTCTCTGACACGCTTTCGCCTTCCTCAATCCATAAACGGTTAACGCCTGCCAATGATTTAAGTGAAGTGATATTACGAGCTAAGCCTTTGTAGAATATCTCACCGCCCGTAGATGAATTGATATTGTTGTTAGTCACAGACATGCCGCCAACATTTAGGCGGTCAATCTCTTGTTTTAGCGTTTCGTGTACCGAGTCATCAATTGAATTCTGAAACTCACGTGTACAGCATATGCGCTCACCATGGTCACACAGCATGAGCATGATATCACCTACACCCATAGACTTGCCGGAGCCGCGCCCACCTACTGCGATTTTTATTCGCTTAGGCTTGGACAATAGCCAAGCTATCTTGTCGGGTATGCGTAGCTGAATATCACTCATCTTTAGCCGTTGTTACTGGTAAGATTGACCATTGGTTGATTTGGTTTCCTGCGCTCGTATGGTCTAGGCTTTGCTTATCTTCATAGCCAAAGTTAGCTTTAAGTATATGCCATTGACCGGGCGAGTAAGTATCTTTGTTAACTACCTTCTTGTTAAGCCACGCCTCAATAAACAATGTCGCTCTATTAGCTTCATGTTTATATTCGGGGTCTTTCCTGTAATCAAATATCGACTGCTTAGAAGAAAAGCCCAAATGAAAAGCAAGTCCGGCAATACTAGGCGCTTCATCTTGTGCCTTACACTCGTCGAAGTATTCTTCTGATTTCTTTTTAAACTGCTCTGGCGTTAGCATCTTTTTTCTGCCTCGTCTCTTGCCGTTATGGGTAACTTCAACTGTGCCAACACGACAAGTTTTTGTTCCCGATTTCATCAGCCGCCCTTATGCACTCTAGCAATTACTAGTGTAGCGTTATACAAAGTTATATTACCATTTTCAGCGGAAACGCGTATTAATCCGCCGTTAGCGACAAAATCCGGGTAAGAGTAAACAGGCACATTGACAGTGTATATCCGCTCACTGCCAGAGCCTGATAACATCCTTACTGGGCAAGATGCGACAACATTCGACCCGTCACCCGCCGCACTTATGTCAATGTCAATAGTAAAGCCGCCGTTATTAATTGACGCAGAGCCGCGAAAGCTGACCCTAATATCATAAAAGTCACCAACCAAGTCCGGTGTGATTCGTGTGCCGTTATACAAACTATCAACGCCTTCAGGTAAGTGAGTTGTGATATTGCTTATGCCGTTGATTGGCATTGCTACTGTGCTGCCTTGGCTAACAACTAGTGGCGAGCCTTGCGTATATTGCGTGTCTTGATATTGCGCCCAGCCTGTACCCTGCACATCGTTTCTGATTGCCGTCGCTGTCGGCTTGTCATACTTAACAGGCGCGAAACCATCAGACGCATACACATCAATAATATTAACTTCAGCATCATCAAACACACTAGCAGGAAAATAACCAGGCGATAATACGTCTTGGATAACATCATTCGTATTGTAGGCGTAAACATTTATCGCGCTTGCATCGCCCCTTATAATGCGCTCTAACTTTTCCAGTTGAAACATCGCTTAACTCCCAATGTTCGACCATGCCCTTAGACTGATATATGAATGCAGTAACGCCATCCTCAAACAAGTCTTCTATAAATTGCCGTATGTGGTTGGCTTTAAGCTTATCAGTTAACCCAATAGCAAAAGCCCACTTACCAAAGTAAAAACATACGTGATTGCATCGTACTTCTTAACACCATTCTCGATGCGCTCACCGAACCTGTACGGCTCGAAAGCGCCCTCTTTCATTAGCAATCCACCACTCTAACTTGTGTTGTAAAACAGCCGGAGCGACCACCGCTAATCTCATAACTCCAATGCACATCGTGAATGCCTTGCGCCAAACCAGTTAACGTTACCTGCATTATGGGGCCGCTAATAGCCGTTAAACCAACAGTTGCGCCATTACACGTTACATTGACTGACGTTATCTCATCGCCAGCAATCCACGCAGGGTCTTCGGTAAACTGGTAATACCCCGTTTTGCCAACTGGGAGCGGTCTTTCCGCTAGCGTTTTCATGCCTCACCTATGCGGGGAAAGTTACAGTCATGGAATTGATTGTAGACGTTTCGCCGCTAATGTAATTGGTAGTTGATACCACTACGTCAGTACCACTTGTGCCCAGCGTTAGCGTGTAAGTACCCGCCGTATCTGACAGAGTTGCGCTGTCTGCTGTACCGCTTGCCGCAATAGTTGCATCTGCAATAGCGTTAGCCGTAATAACACCGTTAGACGGAGCGCCAAAGCCTGCAAGTGTATGGGTTGCTAACGTGGTAGCGCCTGCCAAGATAGTAAGCGTAGCTGTGCCATAATCTGCCGCAAAGTCAGAGGCGCGA